TAGATTTAAAAACTACTACAGGTTTAAAAGAATTTAGATATTCTGCTGCTAAATACAGTAATGATTTACAAGCATATTTATATCGTGAAATGGTTGGAGTAGATAACTTTGTATTTGTTGCAATAGATAAAGGTAGTTTAGATAGTGGAATCTTTGAATGTAGTGATGAATTCTATGAAAGTGGTAAGAGAAAACTTGAACAAGGTATAGCAAACTATAAATACTTCTTTGGTGAAGAAGAAATAGATTTAAACCAATATGTATTAAGAGGTGTATTATGAAAGTAACAGATAAAATAACAATAACAAACGAAGATAATATGTTATTGATGGCAAGATATCCTGATAACTATTTTGATTTAGCTATTGTAGACCCACCTTATGGTTTAGGAATTGATGGCCAAAAAAAAAGTATTAATAAAAATATTAAACACAATAGAAAAGAACATAAGCAAAAAAATTGGGATAATGCAATACCTACTAAAGAATATTTTAATGAACTTAAAAGAGTATCTAAAAATCAAATTATATGGGGTGCAAACTATTTTACTGAATATTTAAAACCTACAAAAGCTTGGATATTTTGGTATAAAGGTCAAAGAGATTTAACAATGTCAGATGGAGAAATGGCTTGGACTTCATTTGAAACTGTTACAAGGCAATTTGAATTAAATAGAGCGTCTTTAATTGCTCAAAATACCTTTCACCCAACAGAAAAACCTTATAAGTTATACAAATGGCTTTTAGATAAATACGCTAAAGACGGCGATAAAATATTAGATACACATTTAGGTTCAGGTTCAATAGCAATAGCAGCACACGATTATAAATACGAATTAACAGCTTGTGAATTAGATAAGGAATATTATGACAAAGCAATACAAAGAATAACAAATCACACTAACCAACAAAAACTATTTTAAATGGAAATTACACAAAGATTAAAAGAAATAATAAAGCAAGAAACGAATACAGATATAGAAATAAGAACACGTAAAAGATAAAATGTAGAATTACGTTCACTATACTGTAACATACTAAAAGAACTAAAGCCAAACAAAACACTTCAAGCAATAGGTGATACATTAGAACTAAATCACGCTACTGTTATACACGCATTAAAGAACTATAAAATGTATGAAGAATATAACCCTGAATTAAAAAGATTTAAAGCAAGTGTATTATCCTACTTTACAATGGATGAAACAGAACTAAAAGAATTATCCGATATAGAAAAAGCAAAACACGAAATACACAAACTTACATTGGAAAACTTTAATCTTAAAAGAGAACTAAAAGAACAAATAGAAAAACCAAGATATGAACACAAAATAATAGATGAACTAAACAACCTTATGCAAAACACTAAAGGAACAACCCAACACAATTTAATTCAAGATAGATTAGAAGCATTTTACCTAATGAATAAAAACATAAAACTATGAGTACAACATTTGGAATATTAAGAATAGAAATTGAACATAATAAAATTGTAGATGAAGATGGAGATTTGTTAGAGTATATATCAGAAAATATATTTGAACCTGTATTTTTTAGAAGTTTAAATAATAGTAGATGGTTAACATCATTTGGTCCTTATTTAGATGAAAATATAAAAGTATATGCTTTAGATAACACTCAACAAGGAATATACACGGTAAAAGATTGTAAAGAATTAATTAAAAAAGAACTATGACGCCAAAACAAGAAAAGATATTAGTAGAAACATTTGCAATTATATCATCCTTTATAGTAGCATTAGCAATAGTAATAATAATTAAATCTATAGTATTATGATAACAGCAACAATAGAACAAATAACACCATACGAACGTGCAGTAATACTTTATAATAAATATACTAAAGAATATAACAGAGCTGTATGTATGGGTGATATGTATCAAACAGAACATTGGAAAGAAGTAGCAAAAGAATTAGCAAAGCTTTATAATAAATAACTATGGAACAAACAGCAGTAGAATGGTTAATTAACCAAATGGTGCAATCAACAACAATGAAAGGTTGGATTGAAATATTTGATAAAGCCAAAGAAATGGAAAAGAAACAACAACAAGAATACTTTAAAAAAGGGCAAGAAAGTATATTTAAAATAACTTAAAAAGAAATAAATATGGCAGATATATCAAAATGTGCAGACAATCTTTGTCCATCAAAAGAAACGTGTTACAGGTACACAGCACCTGCATCAATGTATTGGCAATCTTATGGTAGCTTTAATCGTGAAGAAGATGCATACAACTGTGATATGTATTGGGACAATAAACCTAATGATAAAATAGATGATAAAGAATTTATAGAATTAGTTGAACAATTAAAAGTAATTAATTTAAAACTTTAAACAACTATAGATTTTATTTATTATTAATATGTTTAAACATAACTTTTAACTATGGGATTTGAAAAGGGTAATAAATTAGGAAAAGGTAGACCTACAAAAGTAGATGAGCAAAAAGTAAATAACATATTCCTAAAAGCATTAGGTGAACTGTACAATAAAGAAACAGAAGAGGAAACAAAGATAGCTTTTGTTAAAGGTACATTGATGGATTCACAAAGAGGTCAGTTATTTATTGCAGAACATATATTTGGTAAACCAAAAGAAATTATAGAAGCTACACACAACGTAAATGATTTTAATATAAAAGATATCTTCAAAGTTGGGAATAGCAATAAATCAGAAATATAATCTATTAGGTTCAGATAGTAGGTACTTTGTAATAACAGGTGGTAGGGGAAGTGGTAAATCATATTCCCTTAACTCGTTTCTATTATTGCTTACCTATGAAGCAGGACACGTAATATTATTCACACGCTACACTTTAACATCTGCAAACGTTTCTATTATTCCTGAATTTATAGATAAGATTGATACAGCTGATTTAAGCAACGATTTTTATATAACCAAAGATGAAATAGTAAATCTAAAAACAGGGTCTAAAATCTTATTTAAAGGTATTAAAACAAGCAGCGGTACACAAACAGCTTCGCTTAAATCTTTAGCAGGTGTTACAACTTGGGTATTAGATGAGGCAGAAGAACTAACAGATGAAGAAACCTTTGAGAAGATAGACTTTAGTATTAGAACCAAAGGAATACACAATAGGGTTTTATTAGTATTGAATCCTGCAACAAAAGAACATTTTATTTATAAGAAATTTTTTGAAGATAAAGGAGTAGAAGCAGGAAGCAATTTAATCAAAGGTGATACTACATATATTCACACTACATATCAGGATAATATAGAAAACCTATCTGAATCATTTATAAATCAAATAGAGAATATAAAGAAACGTAGACCTGAAAAGTATAAGCATCAAATATTAGGTGGATGGTTAGACAAAGCAGAAGGTGTTATATTTACAAATTGGACTATTGGAGAATATAAGCAAGTAGGTAAATCTGTATTCGGACAGGATTTTGGTTTCAGTAATGACCCAACCACATTAATAGAATGCAATATAGATACTTCTAACAAACGAATTTATATAAATGAACGTTACTACTTACAATCATTAACAACGAGTCAAATATTCAATTTAAATAAACAACATTGTTTAGATAGTTTAATCGTAGCTGATTCTGCAGAACCAAGATTGATTTCAGAACTACAAACATTAGGATTGAATATTGTACCTGCAATTAAAGGGCAAGGTTCTGTAACTTATGGAATAGCATTGTTGCAAGATTACGATTTAATAGTATCACCTGAATCAATCAATCTAATCAAAGAACTAAATAACTATTGTTGGTTAGAAAAGAAAAGCAGTACACCAATAGATAATCACAATCACTTAATAGATGCTTTACGTTATGCAGTAGGCAATCAATTAGAGAATCCTAATAAGGGGAACTATTTTATTTATTAGGGTAAATGATGGCAAAAACTTGACAAATCAATTATGACTTACGGACAAATAATAGCTACAATACAATGTTACATACATCACACAACAGGTAAAGAAGTTCAAATAAACCTACCACGTAATATAGGTGAAATTAAAAAGATGCAACAGATGTATGCTATAGCTGCTGAACATTTAAAAAGTTAAATATTTGTTAATTGTAACATATTTAAAACATAATTGTTACATTTGCGTATAATTTAAAACAAACAAAATGGAAAAGATTAAAGAATTTGTAAGCTATTGTGATATAGAATTTGAAGTAGATGGATATTATTGCAAGGGTTCTGATTATGATAATTCAGGTAGTACTATTGAAGATGCTGCGATATTTATAGAAGGTATTGATGTGTATCAAATATTATCTACAAAAATATGGAATGATATAATTGAATTAGCAATACAACAAATAGAAGATTAATTCAAAACCCTGATAAATAAAAAATCCCGCCCATATTACAGGGAGCAAGGCGGATTGGAATTAATAGAGAAGACTTACAGAAATGTAGGTCTTTTTTTTGTTTAATACAATTTGAACAAATAGTTATTAATATAAAAAACAATAATATGAAATTAGAGATTAGCATACCAACGGAATTAAAAGAAATTAAGTTATCACAATATCAGGCTTTTTTAAAGATAGCTAAAGATAATGAAGATATGGAATTCTTGAATCAGAAAATGGTTCAAACGTTTTGTGGTATAGATTTAAAAGATGTAGCAGAAATTAGATTTAAGGATGTATTAGAAATAACTGCATCACTTGGTAAAATGTTTGATGTACAATCACATAGGTTTATAAATAGATTTAAACTTGCAGGAGTTGAATTTGGTTTTATACCTGATTTAGAAGATATGTCATTTGGTGAATATACAGATTTAGATTCATACATAGGTGATTGGGACAATATGCATAAAGCAATGGCAGTATTATATAGACCAATTACAAAGAAGGGAATAAATGATACATATGAAATAGAAAAGTATAATGGTTCAATAACATATAGTGATGTAATGAAACACGCACCTTTGGATGTTGTATTTGGAGCCAATGTTTTTTTTTATCATTTAGGCAACGACTTATTGAAAAGTACGATGACTTATTTGGAGAACAACACGGAGATACAGACTATTCTGCAACAGCACAATTTGGGAAAAGATGGGGTTGGTATTCATCAATCTATGCTATCGCTCAAGGTGATGTTACAAGATTTGATAGAGTTACCGAACTACCAATTAACCAATGTTTAACGTTTCTTACATTTGAAAAACAAAAGAATCAAATAGAAGCAGATTTAATTAAAAAAAGATAATGAGTACATTTTACGAAATAACGCAAGTAATTAAGAATAAACTTCAAGAAGATTTATTTGTTAATACAGTAACGACCGGTGATATATTTAAAGTTGATTTAAACAAACAAACTATATTTCCATTAAGCCATATTATTATCAATTCAGTAACGTATGCAGGACCTGTATTGAACTATAATATATCAATCTTATGTATGGATATTGTAGATGAAAGCAAGTCAAAGGTTACAGATATATTCTTGGGCAATGATAACGAACAAGATGTATTGAACACTCAATTAGCAGTTGCAAATAGATTTTTAGAAGTATTAAGCAGAGGTGCTTTATCTAATGATTATGAATTAGTAAATGATTCTGCAAACATTGAATTCTTTACAGAAAGATTTGAGAATAAAATAGCAGGTGTTACAGTTACATTTGATATGGCTATTGAAAACGGAATGACAATATGTTAGAAGTTGAAGCAACTATTAAACGCTTTCGTGATTATGTAATACAACAATCAAGAAGCAACTTAACTAAAGGCGGAAAGAATAGCAGTAAAAGTTTATATAATAGTTTAAAAGGTGAAATAGTAACTGAAAAAGGATTTACTATTGTAGGCTTTAAAATGGATGATTACGGAACATTTGTAGATTTAGGAGTTCGAGGTAAATCAAGTTCTTTAAAAGCACCTAATAGTCCTTATAAGTTTGGTTCAGGTACAGGTAGAAAAGGTGGTTTAACAGAAGGTATAAATAAATGGGTTAAACAAAAAGGTTTTCAGTTTAGAGATAAACGTGGTAGATTTATGAGTTACGATTCAACAGCTTATTTAATTACACGTTCTATATTTCATAAAGGAATAAAACCTTCTTTATTTTTTACTAAACCATTTGAAGCAGGATATAAGAAATATATAGATGTAGATTTAGTAAAAGCATTTGGTCAAGATGTAGAAACAATGGTAGATTATAATTTAAAAGATTAAAAATGAAAGTAGTAAAAGTTAGAAGTCCATTTATGATTCAAGTAAATGAATCTACACAAATAGGTAGCAAGATAGAATTGTTTATTTGGCGTAATGGCGAAACAGAACCAACTGTTCCAACGTACACATTAAGCAAACCAATACCAACTTCAAATCAAAGATTAACAAGTTACAATGTATCAAACTTTGTAAAAGAATATATAGAGAATATTGCACCTACCTATGTTAATTATCCTGCTAATAATGAAGCTAATAATAACTATGCAAGATTCAAAGTTAAACGATATTGGAATAATGCAGGAGTTTATACTTTATTAGACACAATATCTTATGTAGGTATTAATGGGTATTCAGATTATATGGATGGCTTACAAGCTGCAGAAGATACACGTATTAAATTATTATT